CCGTAATAGGGATTGACCGTCGCCTTGGAGATGGGCGTACGCAGAATGTGCAAACGCCCGTCCGCGTCGTATCGCCGATTCTTTAAGGCTGCGTCGCACGCAATCTCCATGGATTTGAGAATTGCACTATGAAAACACGAGCGCAAGATAGGAGTTGACAAAAGAAAGGCAAGACGTGTACTGTTTGGTCATGCCGCCATTACGTCGAATCCGCTGCATCAATGGACACTTGCTCAAAACGAGCAAGAAACGCCAACGCTGCCCTATATGCCAGTCCAGGTACCTGCGGGAGTGGCGGGCGAAACAGAAGAAAGCGCATGACTGAGATTTTCGCCAACGCGGTATTCATCGGGCTCGCCCTGCTTGCATGGTGGGCTATCAGGAGGCACAAATGATTTTCTTCGGGGTTCTTATTTTCTGCCTGTTGCTCTTCTTCGTGGTGCTACCAATCGGAACCATTTGTGGAATTGCTAAAGGCATCAAAGACAACCGCATCCGCAAAGAAGAGGCCATCATTCGCAAGGCGAAACTAGACTACATCAGGATTCACGACAGGAGTCCATGGTAATACCGATCGCTGCTGACACCGGCAAGAAGTAAGCTCACCCGGCCAGATAAACTTCTGCACCGCTGAATCCCACATCCCCTTCGCCACATCATACCGCTTGCCGTTCATGGCGACGTGCGTGGGCCTGGGCGTCTTTCCTGCATGGCTGTGCATCCAGATTGCCTGAGTCACTCCGATTTCTCGCTGTCTAGCCCGCTGTACGACCGCATTCGCTTTGTTGGCTTGGTCCCTTGCAATAAGAACCGCCCGATTCGCCGCGACGTGGTAACGCGCCCGAATCTCTGCAGCCATCGACTTGAGATCGCGCCCAGCCGCATAGTTGCGCATCACGATGCCCTCAACCTCTTGCAAATACTGAGAGGGTATCGACTTGATTAACCCCACATTCTCCGCCAGTAACGCCTCAAACGCATCCCGCATGGCTGGGGTCATAGTGAACTCAATCGACCAGCCGGCCTCGCGTAGAGCCATTCGCATAGCCGCGCTGGTGCCCCTGAATTGGTTCTTGAGGAATGAGTCGGCCACTTTAGGAGCCATGTCGTCAAACTTGCCCTGCCAGCGGATCGCCAGCTTCTTGAACTCGAACTGCATCTGCTCTGCCGGGGTTGAGTCGGTTGCCAGGACTGGCGGCTCAGACTTGCGCTGGGCCTGGAGCCAATACTCCACAGAATCAGCCATCTCCCTTATGAGAGCGCCCATGCGCCGCTGATACCGCTGACGGATACCAGCGTTCGGCCATACGGCACGAGCTATTTTTAACTTCGGCTGCATCCATGCCCCCCTAAAGGCTAGCCCAAAAACAGCACAGCGTGAACGCCAGAAATGCGGCAACGCACATTGTCCGCCGCATTGTTTTCATGGTTTCCTCGGTTCAGTTTTCGGCGGCAATCCGAGTACGGGATGTGATGCTTTGACGAGCAGGTGAATATCAACCAACTCCAGCTTGGTCAACGGCCTTGGCTTGCGCAAAATGAATGTGTCGTTATTGTTCATGCTGTTCCCCTTCCAAGTTGCGCCTGCTCCTCCGCTTCGTCTGGCGGAGCAATCTCCTTGGAAATATCGATGCCTTGGTACCCCGACTCTGGATCACGTGCCAGCCGCTCGCGCTCCTCTTGTGCATCGATAACGCCCCTGTCAATCAGGTTCCCGGCCCGGATGCTGTCATTGACGCGGATGGTTGATTCCTGCTCTTCGGTCATTTCGTAGAGCGGGATGAATTCAAACGTGATTTCAGGGTCGATCTTCCCATACATCGACATCTGGACGATCTTAAAAATCTTGTCTATCGCGCTGCGCCAGTGTGCCTCTTGCTGGGCGTGGATGTAGTCGTACCAGATGCGAACCTCACCCTCGGCCACGTTACCGAAGCCTGACGGAGTAATGCCTGTTAGAACGGTTGCAGGCTCCCTCGACACGACGCAAAGCTGCTCTAGCGCCTGTGATTGGAGTTCATGCAACCCGCCCAAGGGAACGGCGATTTGTTCAAGCTCTTCACGGTCTTTGTCCAGCGCCATGACGCCCTTATTGCTCCGCGTGGCAGTGAACAGTTTGATTCGGGCAAACAGGTTTGAGCCGTCGTCACCGCCGGTAAGCACCTGGTCCATCGCTGTCTTGAGAACCACGATAGAGAAATTGTTGATGAGGTCTGATACGCTCTGCCGAGTCCGCAACCAATTATTGACGTAAGGCTCCGCAAGCTGCGAAAGGCTTATCCCGGAGAAATTGAACGCGGGCTTGAAGATGTCGGGCACTTCGCGAGTGACAGTGACAATGACCCGCGATGCGTCCCAGTGCTCACCCATCACCCACCAGCTATCCGGCCTGTAAAAATTCGGGCTGGAGGGTGTCAAGGAGTTGTACATCAACGGCGTGGTCCAGATCGGATCAACGTTCTTGAATCCAATCAGGCTGTCTTTCTTGACTGTGCGCGGGTCAATGATGAGCGGAGTCTTTAGATCCGCTCCCTTGATATTGATGAGAATCTGGCCTGTCCCGTAGAACGCATCATGCTCGGCAGCCTTGCGGATGATGCCCTGAATCCCAAGCGCAGTGAACGCCTGCTCAATCTCGGTGATCTTCGTCTTGGTCGATTCGTCCTCGGTGTCTGTGCTGTTGAATTTAATCCACTTGCGCGTCAGTTCTGTAGCCAGCGCGGTCGCCATGTTGCGGTATTCTGAGCGCAAAGCTAAGAGCATCAAGTACGGGTATCCGGGAAAGCCCTCGACATTGCTGTACGTATAAAGTTGTGAGCCGAACTGAGGCCCCGCGTCCATTGCCAGCTTTGCGCACTCATAGGCCGGTTCGGAGTCCATGGCCACTTGAGCCATTGTTCCACGTGGAACAACTCCCTTCGGTATAACGGGGATCCTGATGGGGTAGTGGACGCGTTCAATTGGTTCCTCAAGAGCCAACCGAACTGCCGACGGGCTGATTCTCTGTGTTGCAAGTTCGTTACCTTTACGTTTCCTCTCGCGGTAACGGCGGACACGATCACGAGTCTTTTCTTGGGCGGTGGTCTCTGGTTCGGTAGGCATTATATGCTGACTCCAAAACGATTATGCACCAATTCTTTCATTTCGTCACGCGGGTAGTATCCCTCAGCAAAGAAATCACCTAAGCGTGTCCAACCGTTACGGAAGTCAAACGGACTTGACCCGCGCCAGCATGGAAAACTGCTTCGCACGCCGTCGCGCAAGGCAATCTGGCGCTTGGAATACATCACCGGCGTGGGCTCTGCAAGCATTTCCTCTTCTGTGCGCCTATATCTCATGCCGCATCCCCTCCAAAGTCGAATACCTCTTGGCTCAGGCGCTTGGCTGCGATCTCGCAGTATGGTTCATGCAGTTCAATCCCGATTGCAGTCAGCCCCATAGCCTTCGCCGCTACAAGGGTGGTTCCTGAGCCTGCAAAGGGGTCTAGGACCGTCTTTGCGTCGGGGAATAGGGAAAGGCACCACTTCATCAGAGCGAGGGGCTTCTGGGTGGGGTGGACGCGCGTTTCCTTGCGGCTCATATCCTCTTGCAGCATCCCCATCCATTGATGGGTAAACTTTCGGATGGAGATGTCGAGATCAGTCCACGCTAATTCGCAGTCAGCCCACGGATTTGAACCATTCACCTTGTCCCAAACTAGCCACCCGCCGCGAATCGGCAATTCAAAATAGTTTCCACCCCAGATAATCGAGTGGGTTGCCAGCGCCCTGCAAGAGTCCAAAGTTGACTTGTCGGCTGGCTCCTCATCCCATCCGATGTATCCGTAGTCTTTCTTCTCGCTCAGGGCTTTGCCGCCGCACTTACGACCATGATGCTTTTCCGCTCCAATCCCATACGGCGGGTCCGTTAAAAGGAGGTCCGCCTTTGGGAGATTCGGCAGAATCTCTCTGCAATCGCAGTTATAGATGGTGATTCCTGCATGAGAATAATAAGGCTCCATATTCCCCTTCCTCGACG